GCTCTGTTGCACCACCAACTATTGCTCCTCAATTTTCACCTACTGGTGTTCCTGCTGGAGAAATCCCTCCTGCACCACCTTATCAGCAGATTGAAGGCCAAGCTGGCGCTGCTGTAGCTCCTAAACCGGAAGCTAAAACTCGTGCTCCTCGTAGGTCTCCAGATCAAATGGTGAGTCCTCCTGCTTTGACTCCTGAAGGTCAAATTCAGACTATTGCTCGTGACGCTGCTGGCAAACCAATCTGGCCTGAAGGAATGAGTCCTGCTGGTCGTGCTGGTGCTGAAGCATTCATGCAGAACTATCCTGAACATGCTAATGCTTTGGCTAAAGAAGGTCGTTTTGGCCTTCTTGGTGGTGGTGCTGCTGATACTCATTTGTACAACTCTTATGGCAATGAAATGAGAAAATCTATTCTCAATGAAGTCAATAGAGGTGAACTTGGTGGCGTGTATTCCAATTACACAGATGTAATCAATCCAGCGGTTAAACGTCTTCCTGCTGAAACAGGTCTTGGTAAAGAGTTGGCCGATCTTCGCATCAGCAATCCAAAAGGTGCTCAACATGGCTCTATGGGTGAATTGGCTGCTGTAAGTCCAGAAAAGCTCACAAGGACTCCTCCAACCATCTCCAAGGCTTTGAAAGCTGGTGGCAAAACTGCATTGCTAATGGCTTTTGCTGATGCTGCTTTGGCAAAAACACCAACAGAACGAGCTAATGCTGGTACTAATATCTTAAATGCTATATTGCCACCTAGCATGAGTATTAACGAAGTTGGCGCTCCAACTTTAGATGCCAAACAATTTGAAAATGCGTATAAACTAGGTAGTCCTTACGCTCAGACGGAAGAAGCTAAAAAAGCCCGTTTGAAAGAAAAAGCCGGTGCTGGTCGTGGCATCGCCCCACCATCCGCCTACCAGAGGTAAAAATGACTCCTGAAGAACGTGCTCAACTAGCCTCTGAAATCGCCCTTATTCTTCAATCAACTCCTAAAAAGGAATTGACCGATGAAGAACTTCAATGGGTCAGACTTGCTATTGAAGCAGAATCACGAAAAATTAAATTCCGTGATGCTGTTATCGAGAAAAGTCTTGCAGGATTGGTTTGGTCTGCAATTGCTGGGTTTGGCTATATCTTGCTAGACTTTGCCAAAAATCATGGTTTTAAACTGTAAGGAAATGAAATGAAAAATTACCTCATCAATCGCGCAAAAGAAGCCTCTACATGGCGTGGCATCATCTTGTTGCTGACAGCTATTGGTGTGCCTGTTGCACCTGCTATGGCTGATGCTATTGTTTCTATTGGCCTTGCTCTGGCTGGTGCTGTTGGTATTCTTACTGCTGATAAATGAAATCAAACTTTGAACGTGCTCTGGCTTATGTGCTGGAGTCTGAAGGCGGTTTTTCTAACAACAAAGATGATCCTGGTGGCATGACTAACCTGGGCTGCACTAAAGCGGTCTGGGAAGAATTCTGCGGTCATCCAGTCACTGAGAAGACCATGAGAGCATTGTCTCCTGCTGACGTTGCTCCCCTTTACAAGCGTAAATATTGGGATAAGGTGAAGGCCGATGAATTGCCTTCTGGCATTGACTATTGCGTGTTTGATACCGCAATCAATAGCGGCGCCGGACGCGCTATCAAACTATTGCAAGGCGTTGTTGGCACTGACATGGATGGTGACCTCGGGCCAAAGACATTAGGCGCTATAAAGGCCTTTGATCCAAAAGACCTGATTGAAGACTATTCCAAGCGCAGGCTGTCATTCATGATGGACTTGCCTACATGGAAAACGTTTGGAAATGGCTGGACCAATCGAGTCAATAAAGTGACACAAAACGCAATCAAAATATCGAAATGAAAATTAGACAGGTCATTGCTAATAATCAAGCAAAAGCAGACTTGATATGGTTGCAGATGACTTGTTTGCCAAGTGATATACCTTTGGATGTATCTGAAGGCTATTGGTGGATTGCCAAGGATGGTGATAAATTAGCAGGATTTGCAGGGATCATTCCTAGCATCAGATGGCTTGATACGATGTATCTTTGCCGAGCTGGAGTTGTATCTGCTTATCGAGGTCAGGGATTACAAAAGAAGCTGATCCAAGTCAGGGTCAATAAAGCTAAAAAATTAGGTTACAAGTGGTTGATTACAGATACCACTGACAATCCTGCATCATCAAATTCTTTGATCAGCAATGGTTTTAAGTTGTTTGAGCCTAGTAAGCCTTGGGCATTTCCCAATAGCTTGTATTTTCGTCTTAGATTGGATTAACAATGCCCGCTGCAAAAGTTTCTGACAAAGAGTTTATTGAACTGTTTCAAAGTGGATTGTCAATGAGCCAAATCTCTGAAAAACTTAACTATGCCGTTAGAGATATACAACGCAGACGAGATCGTATTGAACTGCGATACAAGATTGATCTGACGACTGAATCTGGTAAGGCACAAAAGTCTCGTCCATCAAATCAGTCTTATAAGACAAGTAAAGCCAACATCTTTTTAGGGATTGAAAATGGGGTCGTTCTTGTTTTTTCCGATGCTCATTTTTGGCCTGGTATACGTTCTACTGCGTTCAAAGGACTCCTCTGGGCTATTAAATCTCTGTCGCCAAAAGCCGTTGTGTGTAATGGTGATGCTTTTGATGGCGCTTCCATTAGTCGTTTTCCACGCATTGGTTGGGATAACAAACCATCTATTATTCAAGAACTCAACGCTTGCAAAGAGTACCTTGGAGAAATTGAGGAAGCAACAAAAAAAGCACGATACAACGCAAAATTGATCTGGTCATTGGGCAACCATGATGCTCGATTTGAAAACCGTCTTGCTGCCAATGCTTCTGAGTTTGAAGGCGTTAAGGGCTTTACTCTGAAAGATCACTTCCCTGATTGGGAACCTTGCTGGGCTGTCTGGCCTACTGAGGAAATTGTGATCAAACATCGCTGGAAGGGCGGTGTACATGCTACCCATAACAACACCATCAATAGCGGTAAAACCATCGTTACAGGCCATTTGCATAGCCTTAAAGTGACTCCATTCGCTGATTACAATGGCAATCGCTATGGTGTTGACACTGGTACGTTGGCTGAGATTCATGGTCCACAGTTTGAGGACTATTTGGAAGCATCTCCTGTCAATTGGAGATCGGGTTTTGCCGTGTTAACTATCAAGGATGGCAAGCTGCTTTGGCCTGAACTCGTACATAAGTGGGATGACTCACATATCGAATTCAGGGGTCAAATTATTGACGTATCAGGATTTTGATTCCTGTGAGCTGATTGGGATGTAGGAACAGCTTTGGGTTTTGCTGTTCTCTACATACACATAGCCAGTTCTAGACCCTACTTGTTGATCTGGATGCTCTGACCATCTTTTGCAATTTGTGCAATAGTGGTCAGGGTTACCAGCAACACACCTGAAGTAATCAAATGGCAGTGGAGTCATCGCTCAATGCCTTGCAAACGATCTGCTATCAGTTGAGCATATCCAGCAATGTCCACCCAAGAATCAGCATAATTTGGGTCGCCATTCAAGATACGTGCAATCTTATGAGCAATCATTTCCAATGATTCACGTTGGTCATATTGCAACCTTCCCCAGCCTTTTTCATATTGCATTTGAAATTTAATGCGTTGTGAAATATCAGCATGATATTTGAACTTACCATACCGTTTTCCACGCTCGTTTAAGATCGCATCAACTTCATTCTTTGGATGATTTTCATCCAAAGCAGACACTGTGATTTTTGAAATGCAGCCATTTTTTATGCAATGTGAAGCTGTTTGACAAGTATCGCAAAGCATCATGTTTCCTTTACAAACTGACCGTTCTTGTTCATGTGGCCTTTGCGGGGTTCAATGACCTTATAAGCCTTGTAAAAGCATGAACGCAAGTCCATATCGGCTAGCACGGCTACATTTACCAAAGTGACCATTACGTCACCCAAGGCATCAGCAATCTCTGCCTTGTCATTAGCTGCAATAGCAACAAGCAATTCACCAGCTTCTTCAAGCGTTTTCTTTGCTTGGCCTAGTGCTGTACCGTTTTCGTAAATTCCACGCTCTTCAGCCCATCGCATGACTTGAAACTCAGTCATGCCGAACGATTGAGTTTCTTTCATATCATTCCTTGTTGATCAACCAAACACGCAGACCACCCTCTTCTTTGCGAGTAGAGATGACCTTATTAGGCATCTTGCGTTTGATGTTGTTCAGTTGAGCACGGATATAGCCAATCTTTTTGTCATCAGCAGGGATGAAGAAAGAATCACCGGACTCCATCTTTTCAAATGGGTAGGCTTGTTTAGAAGCGAGAGGGATGTTTTTTTCGATTGCGAACATGATGTTTCCTTTACATAAAACCAAGA